GCCCCTTGCCGTCATGCGCCGTCTGGTCGCCATCAGCACCCTGACCAAGCGGACCCTGCCCCGCGCGTCCCGCATCTACAAGCAGGATGCCATGTGGATCCGCACCAAGTACGCCAAGTCTTTCGGACGTCGTTAATTTCTGAGTAAATACAAATGTTAAGTGCGGCCAAGTCCTACGTCCTCCCCGAGTGGGCACGTTCCCAGAAACCGGACGCCCGTGCACTCCATTACACAATTCATAACAAAATTCCAGAATGGAATTACGGAAAAATCCTGAAGCGGATAGGGACCCCATCTGCGAATGGCGCCGTCTTTTCCACGAGCCGCGCGAATGTGGTGGTCAAGGTCACCCCTTACTCGGGTAATAGCAACGCTGAAAAGAGATTCCAGACCCTTCTGGGATCACAGGGAATCGCCCCGCGGAGCAGAAACTACAAGGTTATCAATATTAATCGTGAATTGGCGTCCAAGATTTTCAAAAACAGAAACAACGTGAACAAGATTGCAATTCACGTGATGAATCATCTGAAGCAGAGCCCTACCAACAATTTCATGAGCGTCAACAACTATGTTAACAGTCAGCCAGGACGGAAGATTAATATGCCCACTTACAAGATGATTTATAACAAGGTGATGGCCATGCACCGACTCGGCGTTTCCCATTCGAATCTTCACTGGGAAAACGCATACGTCATCGTCAACAAGGGCACGGGTCAGGTGAAAAACGTGAAAATTATAGATTTCGGTCGGTCAAAGCACATGGGTGCCAGAACCCGTGCGAGTGCGGCTGAAAACTACGCCCGTCGTGGAACTCCGGGAATTTTCAATGAGAATACTTTTGCGTATTTCAGTGCCGGTGATACGGGAAGACGTTCCAACATCAATATGCTGAAAACCCTGAATATAAACTTTTACAGGGAACTTTCAGGGCGGTAAAAAAAATAAACTATAATGTTAATGGTTTCACTCAAGGAAATGCGTGGTTCACGCACCTCCAGAAGCCGCGTCGCGGTTTCTAGACGCGCTACAAGCGCCCCGGGTCGCATTTCCCTTAACAAGGAGAGTATACTGGGAATGACCAGGACTCAGGCCCGTGGGGCGCTGCGTTCGACGACACCCATGACGTTCTATCGCAAGGGCCGCATGGGGCTTACACTGTTTGCTCTTTTGCTCATTGTCGCGACGCGGCCGGTTGGCGCCATGGTCAACTTTGCCGGAGCGGCTGGTTACGGACCGGGAAAGACGGTGGCGGTTCCTAAAACTACTCGCAATGGTCACTGGTACGATGCGTTTAAACTAAAGGAAAAATCGGCTGCGGCTCAGGTTGCCCAGCAGGGTGCTCTGTTGACTACCGCGCTTGCGACCGGTTCAGGAACCGCAACTACGGCCGTGGCACTGAGCCAGTTTACAGCATCGGCCTATGGACAATTCATAGTCGCCATGTTCATCGTGACGTATCTTGTTTCCAGTATTTTACGGTACGGTGAAGCCCGTATGGCCCGCCAAACTCAAAAGGAACAGATGGCTCTTGTTGAAAAACAGCTGGCCCAACAGACGCGGATGATGGAAATGTTGTTAACTTCCCGTAACAGACCCATGATTTCAACAAACCGCGTAGCACAAATGGCCATCATGAACCGTTAGACCCACACAACAGGGTCCCAGATTCCGTGGATCGCCGGACCCATGGGATAAAACGGCTCTATGGACCACTCACCTGTATGACTCAAGAGGTCCATGAGGATATGGAACATGTAGATATTTCTGGCTCTTGAATTTCGAATCAAAATTAGAAACCATAAAGAGTGTGGTAACTTATAAAAATATGTATAGGAATACCAGTTTTTTATCTCCCGCCAAGGCGTGTTCGGATCCACGAACGCCCCCCCGGGTGACAAAAAAAGTGCCATGGGCAGGTCAGGGGCTATCGCCCAAAAAGCGTCTTCCAACCCTAACTCTCCAAAGTAAAGTCGTGACGTCACCAAGTGTCCTATCCAAAACATCCCTTCTAAAGGATAACATTCCTTTCCAATCAGGGGTCATGGAGTTTGTTCTCCGCAAAACCGCAGATGACATCTGGACGTCACTGGGACCCGGTTACTCCGAGTCTGTATATCACTGTGCCTTTGAGGTGGCTCTGCGCTCACTTGGCGTGTACTATGAGACCGAGCGCATAGTTCCCGTGTATTACGCCGGTCAGAACGTCGGCCACGTCAGAGCAGATCTCATCGTAGATCGCAAGGCGGTCATAGAGCTCAAGTCGGTAAGCAAACTCAATGAGACTTACCGAATTCAGACCCAGAATTACCTCCAGCTTTTGGATTTAAATGAAGGGTACCTCATCAACTTCCCGGACAAGAAGGGGCCTCTCGAGTTTGAAGCCATCGCGCGCGACAAACCCGTTGCGCCTGTTCCGGACCAAATTGACTGTTAATTCACGTTTTTATAAATTCCCATTGTAGCTCTTCGCAAATCTTTTTCCATATTTGGTCCTGTACGTAGAGCTTCTCTTTAGACTTGAGTAGCGGGAAACACGGCAAAAACGCATCCTCCCCGAGCAATTCACACATCTTATATAGACAAAAACTATAACTCAAAAAATTCTTTCTGTTTACTGGTTTATGTTTCTCAAAAGGAGCTTGTATCTTGTGGAACATAAGCCGGAGCTTATCCTCTAGCGCCTGAGGCATTGTAGGTGGCTGGACGCCGTTAAGAATAGTAGATATATAGGGCACGTGTTCGTAGTACTTGGCCCAACCGAGCTTCTTTAACAAAGTCTTGACCTTTTCATGAGTAATCTCTGTCAGGTCTTTGATCTTTTGCTTCTTGAATTCAGATCTTAATTGATCGACGACAACTTCCGGTACGCTCGTAGACTCTTTCGCTTGGAACTGACTTATCCACTCGTTGAAATGGTTCTCGCGTTTGTAAGAATATACGACATTCTTCTCCATCTCCTGCTCCTCCTTGAACCCTAATTCATTACCAAGAACCGTCTCAATCAGCCCACACTTGGAACAGGACTCTTCACTCTGCGTCTCGTCAAATACTTTCGTGAACATCTCGCCACAGCCTCTACACGGCTTTAGGTGGTCATCGAGCCCCTTGGGGTGCGCTTCGTACTGATCCTCCACCTCATTCATGTACCGCTTGTAAATGTCCTGCCTCTGTACACCCTTGCGCGACGACACCTTGAAATTAAGCATCTGCTTAGTACTCACCTCTTCCTTAGCCTCGGCTGTATAATCCTTTATAATAGATATACAGTCTAGGAGGTATTCGGCCAATTCAGATTCAGATTTACATTCTTGTACTCTTTCATTAAATCGCGCCTCCATTTAAGATATTTGTCCTTAATGTTTAAGGATCTATTTTTGGTGCTAAATAGAACTTGAGGTCTCCCAAATTGGCAATTGTATACCTGAAAATAATAGGCATATTCTCATTTGCCGAGTCTTGCATGAGCTGGACGCTCGAGCACATGTTGGTCGCCTTGGTGAACAGGTTGATATACTTGAGACTGAACGTGTTGCCTGTGCGCTTGACGGGAGGATCAGGGAACTCGATGACCGTCGTCTGGTCCGCAAAGTCACCCTTACAGCTCAGGATGAGCGTCTGATCCTCGCGAATGATGTCCATCTCGACCGCCAGGTTACCCATATCACGGGTAATGCGCTGAAAGTCTATGGACGGCAAAGTAGTCACGACATTCATGTTGATATCTGGAAACTCTATGATGTCTTCGTTGATGTCCAGCAATTTTAGACGAAACTTCGTTGAAGATTTCTTGACTGGATTCTCAATCAGAAGGTCCATATAGTCGCGTCCCACGATGCTGATATCAAGAGTGTCAGGACCGGATACGCTCTTGAGCAGCTTGTACACGTTGGCCATGTTCAGGCCGGCTGTTATATCAGACGGACACTCGTACTCTTCAAAGTTATCAGCGCCCAAATTCATATGTACGAGGGTTACACGCGCCGTGTCGAGTGTCAAAATGTGGATGCCACTGGCTGTGAAATACACATTGACGTCATTGATGATATCCTTGAGAACCTCAAAGACCGATTTCAGCGCCGCAGCCTGAATGGTCTTGAGGTGCATTCTTGATTTCAAGGGGTGGCAATTCTTTAACGCTGTCCCACATTTTGGAAGGCGTCCTGGACGTCGCCGCCTATTCTAGCCTCGAGTTCGGGAGTCAAACGGGGCTGGAGTGACTCGCCGTACCTGTCAAACTCGAACATCCCTGGTTGATCCGTACCATCAAGATTAGACCCTACGCCCGAGTCCCATGATTCAAAGTCGCATGGGACCATGGACTCGAGCCACGCCTGGACCTCCTTTCCTATGAGCAATTTACCGTCATTCGTGACGAGGGTCGGAACCCGTTTGATTTTATTCGATGGTATTCCCTGTTCATTTATGTTCCAAAATCTGACAATCTCTAGGAGGGCCGGTTGAGTCTTGATGTACAAAAGTATGTCCTGGGACCACTTGCATTTGTCAGAGTAGACCAGCAAGGCCATTTGAATTTACAGAGTTTTTTTCATCGAATCTTTTTTCGCAGTAAATGGTAATATGAAGGACCTTATCCTAACGCTCCTGGTGGCTATAGTTTTGTTCCTGATTTGGAACGGTCGTCAGGTGGCGCGTTACTCCGGGGCGTCCCCTGCACCTTCCCCCTCCGTCCCCTCGGACGCGCCCGTGTCTCCTGACGTGACGCAGGTTATCCTCGAGGCGATTCAGAAAACGGCTGGGTACCCACTAGAGACCCTTTACATCAAGAACGTGGGTGACGATACGTACGATGCCCGCTTCATGTTTTTCAACACCGAGAAGTATTTCGGTACCCAGTACGACGTCAAGGCGCATCTGAACTCGAACGGTTCAGTAAACATCATCAGCCAGTCCGAGACCGCCATGACGGGTGACAGTGACAACCCAGCCTACGTTCCCGACAAGTACCAGCCATACGAGATGATCGAGTCCAACCTGGATCGTCAGCTCCAAGATGCGCTCAAAGCGAACAAGGGAACCCCCGGCGGCCTGATAGGCACCCCCCGTGAACTTGCGAGCGGGGCGTCAGCGCCCGCGCCAGGCCCCGCACCATCTTATCGGATGTAAATAGCAGAGATGGAACAGAATGTTCCATCGGCCAAGGATATCCTCGCCGCTGAAAAGAAAAGAGGGTCCGCGAAAAAAGAGTACTACAAGGCTCTTCTCGAACAATTTTGTAGGAAAATTAAACATTCTGTGGAACTCGGAAAAAAGGATGCGATCCTGACCGTCCCCACATTCCTGGTTGGATATCCACGGTATGACCTGGCCATGACGGTCATTTACATGTCCAGACAATTGGGCCGCCTCGGGTACAACGTGGTGCTCATAGGCCCGCTAGACCTCAAGGTGACATGGAGACGCGAGCGCTCTGAAGAGGACCAGGAGGAGGCTGAACCCACCGTGTTTTTACCGAGCCTGGTGAACCTCCAAAAAACTGCCCAAAAGCTGCGTGTAATTAAGAAGTAAATTTACAATTAAAATTAATAATGGACCAAGCGGTGAGTACTCTCCTGACGTGCCCGTGTAGACCCAATTTTACTTATAAAAACCTGGCTCAACATAGAAAATCAAAAATGCATCTGGCGTGGGAGGCATCAAAGGAAGTCAAAGATGTCAGGGTCCAGTCAAAGCAATTTGAGAATGAAATTGAAAGACTCAAGAGGCGGGTGACTCACAAAGAAGCGGTGGAGGTGGCACTTTTGAATAGAATTAACCAACTCGAGGAAGAGGTTCTGTACTGGAAAACAGCCTGTGAGGGGGTGTATGTTAATTGACTGCGCAAGTTTAGGAGCAAATAAATGCTGCGCATTTACCAAAGCATGGACATCCTCAACGAGTCCGAGCGCCGTTTCACCAAGAAACTGTGTGACGCCATGATTCCCGCGATGATCGAAGCATTCTGGGAAATTTGGCTCGAAGCCAAGAAGGAATCTCAGGGAAAAAACACCCCCCGTGTGTTCCAGGAGCTCCTCCGTGGTGTCAAGACCTGGAACTCTTCAATTTCACTCAAAAATACAGAGACGATCGTCAAGAACCAACCCCTCTTTCCTAATTTGTTGGCGGCCGTCTTTGTGATTCACGTCAAGATTCTGAGCTCCATCAGGACGGACAGAAAGTCAAAGAAGATCAGCATCAAGCTCCCGGCGAACGACGTGTTCGTCCAGCGATGCTACGAGGCTTGTGCCAAGGACCTATATGAGAGCCCTTACATCATCACCGAGCCAAACACCGAGTCCGAACGTGACGAGGACCTCAACAAGCGTTTTCACAAGCACATCTGTCTCGTCATCGAGGACCTCGTTCCCACTGCCGAGATTCTGAACACGTACCTGCCAATGCCAGCGTCTGGCGGCGATCTCGACATGAATCAGGACGAGGAGGACGAGCCGGACGAAGAGGAGGACATTCCCGATATCGACGGCGAAGACGAGTTGGATGCCATGCCGACTGCAAACGACGCCGCGGGAACGAGCGGGGGTGGCGGCGCCGGCATGGAAATTGGCAAGACTCCAGGGGGTGTCGACACGATGGTGACGGCGTCAGACGGGCTCACACCGCCATCGGTTCCCGGTGCCGGAGGGACCCCGGCCCTCCCAGAACAGACGTTGTTCGATGACGCCCCCACTAAAATCCAGAAGCTCGGCGCGTAAAGAGACTAAATAACATCTTGTAAGTTACTAGATGGAGCACTACTTCAAAGAACCCTTCAGCGCCGCCGTCATCGCAGCAGCGGCAGTGATGGCCTACGTATTTGTCAAGGCGAAAATGAACAACGAAGGAAAGCTTAAAAACTCGGATTATTTCAAGAATGCTTTCCTGGTCGGTCTTTTGGTTTACTTTATCACAAGCCAGGGGCAGGGGTCCCACGAGCCTATTATGAAGGAGCCATTCTAACTTAAGGAAAAGACTCTAAAATATTACTATAAATGACCACCCTCTCTGCGTTTAACGAGATGATGGGTCAGTTTATCGGTGAACTCGCACAGACCTTCCCCGATGAGCCCAAGATCAAGGAGGCCCAGGCCGCTCCAGCGAATCGCGACACGTTCGACAAGTTTATGAAGGACGTCACGCCATGGGTATCCCAGATGATGGCCAAGGACTCTGCGGCGTTCTTTTGCGAGGCCAACCCTGTGGCGACCTCCCTGAATCTTCATGAGATTTGGAACACCGCCGAGTGTACAGACGGGACCAAGGCGGCCATCTGGCAATACTACCAGACGCTGTACATGCTCGGCACGACCATCAACATGTTTCCACCCGAGACTCTGAGTATGATCGAGTCAGCCGCCGAAAATTGCGCCAAAAATATGAAAAAGGCGCCGAACGGTCAGATTGACGAGGCGTCCCTGATGGCCGGTATGAACAGTATGCTCGCGCAGATGCTCGGCGGCGGCGGTGGTGCCAACCCGCTAGCGGCTATGCTCGGCGGTGCCGCTCCCCCGCCTCCACCCCGAACCGGAAAGCGCAAGCCGACCAAAAAGATTTCTCAGTAAGTAACAGAATGGACGTGAAAGATATTTTCAAGACGAGTGAACTCATGAACTTTTGGCCAACGGCGCGTCAGTCGGCCAAACAGCGCGTCTCTTCTACGACCCGCTTCATTATTTACGCCACCATCATCGTATACCTTATCAACCGTGATTCCCGTGTTTTCGCACTTGGTGCGTTGGCCCTGGGCGTTCTTTATTACATGTGGACCTCGAACCTCATTTCGGACGGTCTCCTTCGTCCGGCCTACGCAGATGACCGCGCACTGGGCCTTTTACGCGACGAGGTGACGATGCCGACCCTGAACAACCCCATGGGGAATGTGCTCATGAGCGATTACACCGAGAATCCAGACCGCCCACCAGCGGCTTGGTATCCCAGCGTCCGTGCCGACGTTCAGGCGGCGTGGAGCACCATCCACCCCTTCGAGCGTGTTCGCGACGCCGAGCGCAATTTCTACACCACCGCATCGTCCACGATTCCAAATGACCAGAATGCGTTCGCGACCGCCGCCTACGGTAAGCAGTTTGCCCCCATGTGCAAGGACCAGGGCGGACGGGCGTGCGATCCAGACAATTTCCAGTTCCATTTCCCAGAGCGCACGCAGATGCGCGGAGGTAATGGTCGGTAAGCTTGGTTTTTTTCGCAACTAAAATTAAGAATGCCACTCCTCGACGCGGCTCCTATTATTCTCCAGCCCAATATCCACATGGGTCCAGCGACTGTGGTCCTCGAGGATCTGGCCGATGCCAGTTCGTACCTGCGCGAGCAGACGACGACGGCGTCGAAGAAGGGCTGGTCCGAGCGGGCTTATGACTTTCCCAACACCTACGTGAACATCCCACAGCGTGTCATGTCGTGGGATCCCATCAGCACGTACGCCGATGATCAGAATACCCGTTTCGTTCAGCGTTACCACAGTGCGAAGAAGTAA